TCGTGTCTGACTTCGCAGATAGCCGTCCATCGTATCAACGCCGCCACCTAGTGCTTGCGGCATGATAAACGCAGGATCAAGGAAGTTAAGTATATCGTTCACATTTCCGGCTGATTGTGACTGCTGCTCTTTGGCTACACCTTTCCGAACCAAATCCATACTAGGCATAGGTAGGTTGCCCATAATCGTTGTGTCTGGTTGAGTTAAATCCATATCAGCGAATGCCGCAATTGGCGTTCCTGCCGCCGCCGCCGCAAAAAATGGAGCGTATTTCTTAACGCCTTTTGACAGCTTGGTTAGGTCTCCACCTACCAGTACATAGTCTCGCATCGCTGATGGATCTACGCCAAGCTGTCTTGCCCGGCCTGCAATTTTGTCTGCAAAAAGCTCTAATTTACTCTGACCAACCGGGGTTTGTACACCAGTAGCTTTTGATGCTGTACCCCATAACCTCGCCTGAGCAGGAACGGGCAGGATTCCTAGTTCTGATGCGACATCGCTATCCCACCAATCGCGCAATGTGTTCAGCTCTGGAGTAGACACAGATTGGTCTGGAACTGCGGGCTGACCCTTAATTGTCTTTGTGTTACGAGTGTCGGCAAGACCTATTGCTCGTGACCAATGAGCGTCACCAACTGGAGTACCCCAAGACCCACCCAATGATTCAGGTAACGATGATTGAATGTACGCAGGAACTTTTGGCGAATTCATCTGCACGTTACCGCCTGACTCTAAATACTTGAGCATTGATGGTGCTTGCGCTGTTGAATGAGCCATATGCCCTGGTATGCCTGCCATATCTGCCGGTCTGCCTGGAGCGTCTGCTTTCCCGCCATACTTTAGAAAATCTTGAATGCGCCCTTGGTTAGCTAGCCAGTTTGCGCCTGTGCCACGGCTGATTTCTGTTAACACATCTGACATTGGACTTGCCATACCAGTAAATGCGTTCAACTGCTTGAAATATTTTGGCGCTACTTCTGGCCCAACTAAATCTAAAATCCTGTCGTACATCGGGGTAGTTTCATACCAAGAGTCCATTCCTTTGTATAACTCTGGTCGCTTGCCGCCCTCCTCTAAGATATCAAGGATTCGTTGCGTGTTCTTCTTGCCCATGATTGGCTCTGCGGCGGCTGCCCCTCTGGACTTCTCTGGCTTCTTAACGACTGACTCTGCGCCGCGAGTTCTTGATTTACTCAGCTCATATAATTCATCACGATTGACCCCGAACAACTGCTTGAGAGCATCCGACTCAGGAACTGTTCTTGCCAGATCAGCCGCTTCTTGTGCAAGCTTTGCAGGATCATCGTAAATGCGTGGGAACGCAATACGTTGCGCCGCCCTACCAAGAGTTGACCTTACCGCCATTTTTGCCGTCCTAAGTATGTGATCACCTAGACATTTTAACAGCAATTCAGACTTAAGCTACCCCTGCAAGGTTTCTCTTTATCGGAGTGCTCCAGGTGTCCTTCTGATTCAAGCCTTGACGATAGATAGCAACTAGGCCAAACGCATCTGCACCGTGAGATGCCCAATCGTGCTCTGGTCCAAGTCCAAGCCCTCGTGCTTCGTCTCTTTTCTCGTGATACCAGCCAAGCGCCTCTCGGCCTCCCTTGGTGTTCTCATCATGGAACCGGCAGCTTGAGAACATTCTTCTGGCTGCTTCAACCCTTTGTAGGACAGCGCCTGCTCCCTGGTTTGGTATTGACTGCACCGTGAACCCAGCATCGTGCAGGAATCCTTCAGGCGTCACCTTATAGACCATGTCGTGCTTTCTGCCATCGTGAGGTAGGACCATCAGCGCATCTTCATAGCCACGCTTGCGTAACCAGTGAACGTGCGACTCAAACGGCTGGCCGACTGCCTCGTAGTAATCAATTAGCCTAATCTCTTCGCCAATGTACTGAACGATCCAGATTGCTGTCGCGTCTGATTTCTTGCTTGTGCCGCCTATATCCCACACCGCATGCGTCTTGACTAGTGGATCTTTGCCAAAGAACCCTATACGACCCTCTAGGGACGCCTCAGAGAGGTGTTTGGCGTAGTAAGCACCCTCTAGTACTGTTGCGTATTCACCTTCCCATACATGAGAGTACCTGTCCGGTGTTATGCGTAAGCAGTCATCTTTCTCTTGCAGCAGCACCTGGCTAATCCAGGGGTTATGCTTCCAGTTCGCGTTAACGACTGCTGATCCTGTTGGCTTGTTGTCACCCCTTAGCATTTGATCTATCGCATCAGTTGGCCGCATCGGGTTCCATGATGCCCATATCTCGGAGCCTTCTTTCCGCATGGTTGGCGTGAGCAGCTCTAGTGACCTGTGCGAGATTGATTGCGCCTCCTCAATCCAAGCTCTATCAAAGCCCTCTAAAGACTTAATCGAGTCTGCTGTGTGGTCTTGCATACCAGTAAAGATAATCACGCCGTCTCCAGGCGTCTCTATAACCTCGCGGAATACCTTGAACCCAGCCCTCTCGCCTAAGTTATAAGCCTTGAGCTTATCCTCGATTAAACGCTTTGATGATTGCTTGAGAGATTTCTGCACCTCTCGTATACACGCAGCTCTCATACCAGGGATCAAGATCGAATCTTCAATTAGCAGTTCTGCAAAGAAGTGAGACTTACCTGATCCTCGCCCGCCCCAGACACCCTTGTACCTAGAGTGACCGAGTAACGGCATGAACACTTCAGCGGTCCTAAACTGAATCGTGGACATTCTGGTCTGCTTGAATAATGATCCTTTCGATCTTTGACGGCGTCATTGAGCCATTGCTTGATATGACATCCTGCTCTGTCTTTTCACGGTAGCCGTGATTAGCCAGCATGAGCTTAGAGATCGTTGCATTGAACTCTCCACCTAGCCCGCCATTGACCAATAACGACTCTTGTCTATCGTTTAATGAGTGTAACGTGTGTAAAAATTGTACAGTTGTATCCGCCCAATTATAGAGCGTTTTCTTTGTTACACCGAGATGGATAGCCAGCCCGGCTGCTGTTGGGACCAGCGAGTCGTGGCTTGTTAGATAGTCGTCTGCCTTCTTTTGAATGGCCTCACTGTACTTAGTGGGCCTTCCTGAACCTTGTGCCATGTGAGCGTCCAAAGTGATGAATGAATCAGGCACTTATAACACTTTCCTTGCGCGCCTGAAACCTGATTTGTTTTTAGTCCTAGAAAAGGAGACCGATTTACTACGCTTTGAGTTGATTTCCTTCTCGCCTACGCAGTTGCGGCAGTTAAGCTCCGCCACGATCCTGTTGCAGCTTACTAGACCGTCAGTAACGAGGTAGCCTGATGAGCTAGCCCTCGTGACGATTCGGTGTGTTCTGCTGGTCTCCTTGACTAAGAACTCCATTTCTTCAAACGCTGCCTCTAGGTCAGTAAACATTGTCTAACGCCTCCAGGCGCTTGATTTCAGCCTCTGCGTAGAACTTTATCTTTTTTGCATCACGCAGTTTCTTACTGTGGGCTACCTGGCCGTACCGATAAGCAGATCGGAATATCTCTCCTATTTGAGAATTCATATTCTTATGGCTTATCAGATCTTGCAGCTCTTTGCAGTTCCTTGGCAGCTCATAATAATCAGCTGAACTACCATCAGATACCGTAGAGCCTGATGCCTTGTTGACCGCCTTCTGTACCCGTAGCACATACGAAGTAGACGTCCCTATCTCAGAGGCCACGTTCTGTATACTTGCGTCTGGGTATTTCTTAATGTAATCAACAACTTGAAGTGCTTTTGTTTTATTGATCATTGTCATAATCTTTATTTAGCTCCAAATCTAGGCGCGTGAATGATTTCTGGGAAATTGAATGCCCTGCCATAAGCGTCTTGGTGAACGCTGACGATGTACTCAACTTTCTTTGCCGTATATCCTGTCAATTCGGATATTTTTTTGAAGTACAATCCTTTCTCACGGAGGCCAATAATCTTCATGACCTCCACCTCTGAAATACCGCCCTTCACTTTTTCTCCCCATTAATTGGCCTGAAGATACTGAGGTCCATAAATGCATCGACATCTTTTTGCATGTCTACAAACGGCCCTATTGGAGGCATTGGCTTGTAAGGTGCTCTGTCGAGCTGGTCATCCTTGTATTCGTCAAGGTCTCCGATGTCACCGCATTGGCGACACCACCCAATATCTGCTAACGGTCGCCCGCATCCAGGGCAGTGCGTGTAGTCACACATCTTCATTCCCCTCGAACAGCTTTACCCCAATAAAATCTGCTGCCATAAAAAACCCTGTAACAGCGATAACCCAACACGATAAAATAAAATATTGATCTAAATCCATAAGTTCCCCCTTTCTGGATCTAACCATAATATCAGTTTGCATGATTGATGCAACTACTTATGTTTCTTATTGTATGTTTTTTAACTTCTGAATGCCTTCTAGCCTTGCCTTAGCCAGCCGTATACGCCGCTTATCAGATAAAGTTAACCTTTCTGTGGTGTTGGCTATATCTAAGACAATCTTGTCCTCAAAGGCTTGCTGCTCCATCTTTTTAGACACTACCGGGCGGGTGTACTCGTTACCTGCCGGGAATAACTCGCTCTTTGGCAGTCCAAGTGCTTCTGCAAGCTGGATTCCATTTGCTCCACACACGAAACAATGCGCGATAACTGTGC